AGAACAGCATTCTCAGGTTCATCAAGTAGCACAAGTTCAACAAGCAGTTCAAGTAGATATGGTTCTTCAGGAAGACCAAGTTCTTCAGGAAGACCAAGTTCTTCAGGAAGACCAAGTTCTTCAGGAAGACCAAGTTCAGGTTTGTATAGAGGAGGTTCTAGCGGAGAAAATTTTAAAAATTTAACAGTAGCAATTACTCAACCATTCTCTACAATGGTTTATATGGCAATATTTATAATTATGATCAATGTTTTTAGTAATATCTATATTTATTTTAATTGTGAAGATAAACAAACAGATTATAGTATTAGATCATTTATTCTTGGACAATATAATATTATTTTAATTACTATTGTAGGACTTGTTATGTTAGGAGTTGCAAGATCACAAAATTTATAAATTTGATTTAAAAATATTTTACTATAAAAATAAAATGAAAATTGCCATTTCTGGTCCAATGTGTTCAGGAAAATCAACAATTGCTAAATTTATATGTGAAGAAAAATTAGATTATAGAATTTATTCTTTTGGTCAAAAAATTAAAGATATCGCACAAGAACTTTTTGAAATGGATAAAAATAAAAAAGATAGATCTTTACTAATCAATATTGCTAATAAAATGAAAGAAATAAATCTAAATGTTTGGATTAATTACATTATCAAAGAATGTTTAGATAAAGAAAATTGTTTAATTGATGATTTAAGATTTGAAAATGAATTAAATGTTCTTAAAAATTCAGGGGATTGGTATTTTATTGTTCTCCAGATTCCTAAAGAAACAAGAATTAAAAGAATTAAAGAATTATATCCCGATAATTTTGAAGATCATATTAGAAATATGAATGATATTTCTGAAAAAGGTTTAGTCAATTTTCCAAAAGATAAAACTCTTTATATTTATGAAGATACTAAAGAAAATATAGAAAAATCTATTAAAGATTTTATAAGTTAAATTTCTTTAAAAATATTCTTTTAAAATTATTATGAATAAATATTCAAAAATAGAATTTATAAAAAACAATAAAGAATATATTCATAAAGTTTTTTTTACTATTTTAAATTTCATTGAAAATAATGATGAAATTTATTTGAGATCAGATGAAGAATCGTTTAGATTGGATATTATTAATTATTTATATAATATATATCTCAATGAATAATGAAAATGAATTTGATTATGAAGATTATTTTTTTACAAAATATTCAAGTGATATTACTGATTTATTTTCAGAAATAAAAGAAATTTCTGATGGATTTTGCATTAATATGTTTAATTCACAATATCAAAATCAATTTGGATCTAATGATTTACAAGAATTTTTATTTAATAAAATCATTTTGATCGATGAAATTTTAGATAGTGAAGATAATACTGATAATAATTTACATGAAAACGAATATGAAGAAAATATTTAGTTTATTTTTTTTTTGTTCTTTTATTTTTTTTTTGCTTTAATGATTTTTTTTTCGTTAGTTTTTTTTCATTTATTTTAAATTCTTCTAAACAATTTAATTCTGGCCATGATAATGAATTTTTATAACCATAATTCATTAATTTATTAATTTTTTCCTCCAATAAATCTTTATTTTTGCTTTTAGAATAACTTCGTATTATTTCATATGATTTATGTCCTACTATTTTATTGAATTTTTGAATACTACATAAATTTATTTGTAATTCTCCAATTAAATTATCATTCTTTAAATCTTTAATTCTTATATTAATATCTTTATAACCCATAGATGTTTTATTTGTAAAACGATTTTTTATTCTTAAAATTTCAAAATTATTAGATCTTAAAGAATTATTTGTAATTTTTAAAACTTTATTTAAATCTTTTTTATTATCTATTAAAATGCTTGCTCTATAAATATCAGTTATCTTTAATATTTGATTTTTATTTCTTTTAATACCATCAAGGCATGAATCATACGTTTTTGTTCCAGGATTATTTAATTGTGAATTTATATTTTGTTTTTTTAAAGATTTTTTAATTTCATTATATACAGTTACTAAACGTTTTTGAGATTTTTCACCTTTTTTTATTAATAATTTAACACCTTTTTTGGTATGTTTAATATCTTTAAACAATATAGAAGGTTGATGAGTATTTTCATAATATAAATTAATTTTCCCCATATAATATAATATATATTATATTATATATGAATAACGAATTTTATGGAGGTGGTATACCTTTTTCAACAATACTAAAATCTAAAAATCCTTTAAGAACTAAAAAAAGAATTAAAAAAAGAAAATCAAAGAATAAAAAAAATAATAAAACTCATAAAACTCATAAAATTCATAAAAAATCTGATAAATGTATTTGTAAACTAAATAAAAAATCTCCGACACCAGAAGGTTTAGGATTTTGTCCTATTTGTTCCCCATTAAATATTATGATGAGAGGAAAAGATAAAAAATTATATGAAATTAAAGTTAAAAAAAGTAAAGAACATTTTTGGAAATTAGTTCAATAAATATATAGTAAATATACTTGTAATAAATACAGATAAAACAAACATAATATCTAATTGTGTCCAAATATATCCTTTATCTATATCACCAACAATATATTTCACTAATAATAATGTTGTTAAAGGGATTATATAATATTTATTAAAATTACTTTTATTAGGAATATTAAATAAAATAATAGTTAAAAAAAATGTTGTAATTATAATTTCATAAATTTTATTCATATAATATAATTTTATATAAATTTTAAGATATTTTGTTTTTGTAAATATGTAATTAATATTATTATTACACTTATAACTTTCCCTGTATTACTTAACCAATGAATACCATCAAAACGATATTCAGATAAAGGATATAAAAATGCAGGTCCTAACCATCTATCTTTTGAATGCAAAAATATATCTACAATTATTGATATTATTGCTGCAAGAATAAATTTTTCTTTGAATATATAATATAATAAAAACCATAAAATTAAAGAATGCGATATATTATATAAAAACCAATCTAATTTACTCATTTTGTCTATTGGTGCCCAAGTATAAACAGATTTATTAAAATTTATTGTTTTCTCAATAAAAAACATTCTATAAAAATAATAACCAAACCCAATTATATCTGGTATTATACTAATAATTAATCCTTTAAAACCAAATAATATATATCCTATAATTCCGTGTGTTATAACAGAAGGCATTATATAATATTAAATATATTTTACTATTCTCCAGTAATACGCTTATAAAACAAGCAATAAGGTTTTTGTTTTAAGATATTAGATTCTTCTAATACATCAGAAACTCCAGTATCATTATATTGTCTCCATTTATCATCTAATAAATTTTTACAAAATGCATAATAATGACCACCACCTAATGATCCGCTATGAATACACATGCTTTGAAGTTCGTAATCTAATGATACACTTTTATAATTAAAGCAATAAGGTTCCATATTTAGATTCATAGGATATTGGATAAATTTATCAATTTTTCTAGTATTATCATTATATTGTTTAATTAAGATAATTAAAACATCTGGGAGTTTCCAGAATTTATTTCTTTTTTCACATTTTACATCTCTTGAACATTTATCACATTTCCATAAATTTTCATCATCTAATGAATAAACATCAGTATATTTATTAAGACTTTCATAAATATTATCAGTATCATTATCAATATCTAAAGAAATTAACAGCATAGGATCAAAGTTAGTTGTAGAATAATTACATTCAGGACAACAAGTAGTATTAATTGCTTGTCCATGAAAATCTTTAATAATAAAAGAATATTTTTCATTAAAATATCTATTCCAAGTTTTTATACTTGAAACTTGAAGTTCTCCCATTTTATTGGTTGGTTTTCCACTTGCTGAAATAGTTACTTCACGGCAAATTTCTTCATGAAGAATTGTAATAAATCCATTTAAGAATTCAGAAACATCATTTTGGTTATGGACGTCAAAATAGATATTTTCTTCATCACAACGTTGAATAAAAGTCCTAATAAAAGGCATTGTATGAATAACAGAATTATCATTTTCATACCACATTTCTTTATAAAGTTGGATCCATTGTTTTAATAATTTAAATTCTTTTTTAGAAGATTTTCTTATATCACTTTTAAATATTCCATTTTCCCTGGGGTTTAATTCGGGTAAATGAATTAAACATTGTAATGCAGAATTCATGTAACAAGTATTTCCACAATTCGTGAAACCTTTATTACCTTCCATAATTATTTAATAATATTATTTTATTAAATTTCTTTAAATTTAATTCAAATTTTATTTAAAAATAAAAATGTTATATTATAATAAAAAATGTCTGAAACACTAGATCTAACCTCTGTACCCACTGAAGAACCTACTGTAACAGAAGTAGTTGAAGATGTAGAACCATCTGGTCCTGAAGAACCAGATGAAGTTGCTACAGAAGAACCATCTGGTCCTGAAGAACCAGATGAAGTTGCTACAGAAGAACCATCTGGTCCTGAAGAACCAGATGAAGTTGCTACAGAAGAACCAGATGAAGTTGCTACAGAAGAACCAGATGAAGTAACACCTGTTGAGCAGGTTGCATCTGATATTCGTAGCATACTTACTGAAGTGCCTGTATCATCAGAAGTAACTCCTGAAGAATCTGGTGATGATGTTGTTGAAACAACATATTCTCTTAAAAATCTTGCCGAAGTTTTAGGGAAATGGTCAAGTGGACAAATTCGAAGAAGAAATGTAGAAAATTTATTAAAAGAATCAACAGAAGTAGATGATAATCTTGATGATATAGAGAAAATATCTGAATTAATTAGGTTGTGGATGACAGATAAAAGTCAATTTATAAATAATCCTGATAATTATTTCTTAAAATTAGATACGTATGAATTAGTTGGTGAATCTAGAAACTTATCAGATGAGGAGAAAAAAAGTGTTTTAAATACATTAACAGAATTATCAATTAATGTATCACATAGAAGATTAAATACAGATCAAATAAATACAATTTTAAATAATCTTTACAATTAATTCTTTAAAAATAAATTATTTTTTTATAATTTTCTTAAATTTAATTTATTAATTCGAATAAGCTAGACCACCCATACCAGACATGATACGGAGGACATTGTAGTTGATGGCGTAAATATTAATAGGTTGAGCATCAGATTGAACTAATCGTGCACTATCAATTCGTGAAAAGTTACACGTTCCAGAGGGTTGATGTTCTTCAGGTTTAAGGGCAAATGAATAAACAGCAATATTATCTTTAGTATTTTGTGTTGATCCATAACCAGTATGATGTTCCCAAATCTGTGTGCGGGTAAAATATCTTGCATCACGGGATTCAAAACGATCATGACCATTAAAAACAAGTTTAATTGTATCAGTTAATCCACCAGGACCAACCAGATCATTTCTATCATATAAATCAGGGGATTCGGCAACACTTGTGGTGCGAATACCAGCCCAAATAAGTTCTTTAACTGGGTGATTAAAATTAAGTTTTATATTTCCACCAGATGAATTTTGGTGTTGAACTTGTTCAATTAAATATTCATGGGAAACTTGAGCAAATCTTCTTCTTTCATCGGTATCAAGATAAATATAATCACACCATAAATTAAATGAGTTTGTTCCACTAGGATTTTTATCTGCTGGTATGTGTGGGGTCTGATTAGCAAAAGTAGTATCATCAGATAATACAGTTAAATTAATCAAAGATTCAAATACTATTTTTACTTTAACTTCATGGTATTGAAGGGCAATTAAAGGTAATGCAAGACCTGGGTTGCGACAAAACCAGAAATAAAGTGGTATCCAGAACTTTCCTGAGGCTTCATCTGCAGATCCAGTACCTTTAGAAACGATAGTCCATCCTCCTATAGATGTATTAGCCGCTACCGCATCTTGCGATTCAATAGAATTACCATTACCACTCATTTTTTGAAATAAAGTTCCTTGAGTTACATCTCCCCCAACATCTCCTCCAAAAGCAACACCACTAGGATTATAATCGGTTAATTGAGAATATGCAGAGTGCCAATGACCATAATGACGATCTATCATTTGACCACCAATTTCTAAATCCATTTGTTTCATTAAATGACTACCATAATCACAACCAATAGCTATATTATCATTATCAGAAGTTGCTTTAGCCATAAGAGCAGCCTCATGTTCCAAATACATTCTATGAATTAAATCACCATTTCTTGAAATAGTACATGAAACAGAATTACCGAAATCTGCCGTTCCATCAAAAGTCTGTTGAATCGCCTCCATCGAGAAGTTAGTGTGTCTTCTATAAACGACTTTAAAGAAAGTAATTTGCGGGTTACCAGTAAGGTAAATATCCTGAGCACCATAAGCTACAAGTTGCATTAATCCTCCTCCCATATTTATATTATAAGTTAGAAAAAAAAATTATGTAAATAAAAACATATATTTTCTTAAAAAAGATTATCTTTAAAAGAATAAGTTTTAAATCTTTAAAATTTATAAATTGTTATAATTATTTAATTGGAATATTTAGTTAGAGTATGCTAAACCACCCATACCACTCATGATACGGAGAACATTGTAATTGACGGCGAAGATTGTATCGGCATTACTATCAGTTGTTGCAACTAATTGTGCATTGTCAATTCTTGAGAAATTACAAGTTCCAGAAGGTTGATGCTCTTCCGGTTTGAGTGCAAAGGAGTAAACCCCGATAGAATCATCAAATTTTCCTGTCCCCGCGGCGGTTCCACTATCTAATCCACCTGCTCCAGAATGATGCTCCCATACCTGAGTTCGAGTGAAATAACGGAAATCACGGGCAGCGAAACGATCGTGACCATTTAATTTAAGTTGGAAAGTGCCTGCTCCTATTGCGGATGCGGTGGTGTTCCCAACTTTTGCTGTAGATAGTGACCATATTAATTCTTTTACAGGGTGATTGAAATTAAGTTCTTTACTACCATCCCCAGTTGTCATAGATTGTTCTTGAACTTGTTCAATAAGGTATTCATGGGATACTTGAGCAAAGCGTCTACGTTCATCTGTATCAAGGTAGATATAATCAGACCATAATTGATTAGTAGCATTTCCGACACTAGTAAACATGCGATGATCAAGAATAACTTTAACCTCGTGATATTGAAGCGCAATCAACGGTAAAGCAAGTCCAGGATTACGGCAGAACCAGAATTGAAGAGGAACAAATATTTTGTCATTCTGTTCGAAACTACCGTTATTAAATACACCCCCCATCCCAGACATATTCTGGAACAATGTCCCATCTTTTCCGCTATCGGTTGCTACCGTACCTGTTGGATTAGGTTCAGTCAATTCTGCCCAAGTTTCCATCCAATGACCACTGTGTTTATCAATTTTCTGACCTCCTATTTCTAATTCAACATTATTAATAAGAGAAGCACCTGGATTGTCGTGCACTTCGTCGTGATCCGATCCAAAAGTAATTTCCAAATACATTCTGTAAACTAAATCACCATTTCGGGAAATAGTTGCTGTGCAGCGACTATCAGCACCCGATGAAGTCCCATCCCAAGTCTGTTGAATCGCCTCCATCGAGAAGTTAGTGTGTCTGCGGTAGACAACCTTAAAGAAAGTAATTTGCGGGTTACCGGTAAGGTAAATATCCTGAGCGCCATAAGCTACAAGTTGCATTAATCCTCCTCCCATATTTATATTATAAGTTAGAAAAAAATTTCAGAGAAATTAACTTAAAAAAGATAATTCTTAAAAAGATATTTTAAATCTTTAAAAATTTAATTTGGATCAGTTGTATTTCGGATACGACTAATTTAGAAATATTATGATATTAGAAGAAAGATTTATTTAGTTATTTGTTAGAATAATTTAGTTAATTACTTAGTTAGAATATGCGAGAAATAACAAAGTTATCGAGTATATGAGAACTTTAGTTCGAGTATGCGAGACCACCCATACCAGACATGATACGGAGGACGTTGTAGTTGACGGCGTAAATATCCATGTTAGAGGCGGTGCCGGTCGCTACTAATTGAGCATTATCAATTCTTGAGAAATTACATGTTCCTGATGGTTGATGTTCTTCTGGTTTTAAAGCGAATGAATAAACACAAATTTCATCTACAGCAGCTTTTCCGACACCCACCGTTCCAGTGTTCCCGGTCTGTACGGGTGTACCGGTGTGATGTTGCCATATTTGCGTTTGAGCAAAATATTTCGTAGGTCTGGTTGCGAATCTATCGTGTCCATTAAGTTTTAGTTGGAAATGAGTTGGAACTATCGGATCGCGTGCGTTGGTGGCGGTTAATGTCTTACCGGCCCAAATTAATTCTTTAACGGGGTGATTGAAATTTAATTCAGTTGTTTTTTCGGTGATATCCTGATGCTGAACTTGTTCAATAAGATACTCATGTGATACTTGTGCAAAACGTCTGCGCTCATCTGTATCAAGGTAAATGTATTCTGCCCATAGTTCTTCAGATGTGGGTGCGACACCGTTGTCGCTTCTCCATTCAACAATAACTTTTACTTCATGATATTGAAGGGCAATTAAAGGTAAAGCAAGACCAGGATTGCGACAAAACCAGAATTGAAGGGGTACCGTACACTCATCACCTCCACCAGTAGCAATGGCACCACCCGCGCCAGCCATATTTTGAAATTTAGTTCCAGAACCAGCCGTGGCTATGTCCATAGTTAATCCCGCATCATTTGGTTCGGTTAATTGAACCCAATTTTCCATCCAGTGACCATAATGTTTATCAATTCTTTGACCGCCTATTTCTAATTCAACTGAACCAATACCCCCGTGTCCAGGATTATCATCATTATTAGCAGCGGTAGAAGTATATTCTAAATACATGCGATAAACTAAATCACCATTGCGAGAAATAGTAGCAGTCTGGCGGTTACCTACACCTACAGTACCATTGAAGGTCTGCTGGATAGCCTCCATCGAGAAGTTAGTGTGTCTGCGGTAGACAACTTTAAAGAAAGTAATTTGCGGGTTACCCGTAAGGTAGATATCCTGAGCGCCATAAGCTACAAGTTGCATTAATCCTCCTCCCATTTTTTTATTATTAACTTAGAAAAAAATTTCAGAGAAATTAACTTAATTAATTAATTTTTATTATAAATCTTAAAAAAAATATTTTTTATGAAAATCTTTAAAATTCATTAAGGATTTTTTTACAAATGATAGTTAAAAGAATATTATATTATTTTTTATAAATTTAGTTATTTAGTTATTTAGTTAGAGTATGCTAAACCACCCATACCACTCATGATACGGAGGACGTTGTAGTTGACAGCATATACAGTAAAACTTTCACCATTCGCTGTAGTAAATATAAGACTAGCATTATCAATTCTAGAGAAATTACACGTACCTGATGGTTGGTGTTCTTCAGGTTTGAGGGCGAAAGAATAAACATTTATACGTTTTCTCATGTTAGAAGTAGCAGCATATGCCCTTGAAACTTCTTTAATACTATGGATTGTAAAATCAGCGGCGTTCACTATTTCATCATCTAGAGTTGCTTCACATAAAGTATTATTTAATTGAATATGGTAATTTCCAGTATCACTGATACCACCAATAGCACCATTGGATATACCGGTTACTCTAGCAACTACATGACTTCTATTGGTACCATTTGATACTGAATTTGTACCACTAACTTCAAAATCAAATATATCTCCTATAGCAGGTAATGCGCCATGGTTTTGTAAATCGCTTGTTTTGAATGAATATACAAGCACACTAGCACTAGTGACTTCGTTTGCTGTATCAGCAGTAGTAACACCCGAAATGTCTTCAAGTGTATTATTACCACCCTTTGAAACCATTACACTATTTGTAGTAACAACAGAATCTGCTCTATTCATAGCTTCAAATTTACGCGGCACCGCCAAACTACCACCAAAACAAGGCATGTTCACCGACAGCGCCATCACCGCACTATGTGCTAGATTTTGTTTAGGGACATGTGTGTGATATTTAATTGGTTGTCTAAGTTGAAAATATTCTTCTTCTTGCGCAGAAAAGCGGTCGTGTCCATTTAAGGTTAATTTAGCATCACCATATACGTTAGTAACAGCACTGGTCCATATTAATTCTTTAACTGGGTGATTAAAGTTTAATTTAATATTGGTAGCTGAAGATTTATTATCAAATTGTAATTGCTCAATCAAATATTCATGAGAAACTTGGGCGAATCTACGGCGTTCATCTGTATCTAGATAGATATAATCACACCAAACTTGAACGGCCGCAGCGACTCCAACTGAAGCATATGCACTTGTACCAAATGTAAATTTAAGTTTAACTTCGTGATACTGGAGTGCTATAAGTGGTAAAGATAGACCTGGGTTACGACAGAACCAGAATTGTAGTGGGATGATTGATAAACCTGCATCTCCACGTGAATCTGCTTTTTTCATAACTTTTAAAGCATCCGTCTTAGATGCTGGAGTTGTTAATTCCTCCCAAATTTGTAACCATTCTTTGGTGTGACGGTCTATACGCTGTCCACCAATCTCTAATTCAACTTCTTGGATAATTTCGTCACCATGATGAATTCCAGTGGTATTACTTGAAACATAAACATCAGATACTAAATCACCATTTCGTGAAATAGTAACGGTTCCAGTTGACGATGAACCCGATAATGTGCTAGTGCCGTTAATAGTCTGCTGGATAGTTTCCATCGAGAAGTTAGTGTGTCTTCTGTAGACAACTTTAAAGAAAGTAATTTGCGGGTTACCAGTAAGGTAAATATCCTGAGCGCCATAAGCTACAAGTTGCATTAATCCTCCTCCCATTTTTTTTAATATATACTTAGAAAAAAATTTTGATAAAATAGCACAAATTAAAATAAAATCTTAAACTTTAAATTATCTAAACAAATTATTAAATAAAATTACTAAGAATATCGCTTGTGTAAATGACATTGGTTCAAATTGTTTATCTCTAGATACATTACCGAAATCTGCCATTAATTTTGGTGCAATATAATTGTATGAAAATTGGACTAAATAAACCTTTATAAAAAACACTACAAAGACAAATAAAAATATTTGAATATTATCACCTTCTGGAATAAATTTTTTTGTAGATCCGCCCATTAAACTAATCATTTTATATATTTAAACATTTTTTTTTAATAAATAATAAATGGAAAAATTAATGAAAATTCTTAATGATAATGAAGAATATTTTAGAACAAATGAAGGTCAAAAAACTATTAAATCCTTTAAAAATGAATTAAATGAAAGAATCAAAGAATCTGAATTAGGTGAAAAATTACTCGAAGAATCGCAAAAAACTATAACTAATATTGAAAGAACAGGATCTAATATTTTAAAAAATAATAGTTAATTTAAAATTATTTAATCAATATAATTCTTAAATATTTCATTAATTTCTTTTTCTCCGATTTGAATTTCTAAAAGTTGAGAAACTGGTTTCATAATCTGATTTGTTATATAAAAGTTATAATCTAAATTTAATTTTTTATCTATAATATAATCCCTGTGCTCAATACGATTACCCTGAAGTATTGTTTTCTTTTTATCTTTACCTTTATTTTTACCTGATTTATATTTATTTTCTATATCATATTTCATGTTGTATTCTAATTCAAAATAAGCATAAGGTATGCGATCATTTGGTTTAGGTTTATTACCTGGATCTCTTTCTGCAATTCTATCTGCCAAAACTTTATGAGCAATTGATTCAGGATTTTTGTAATATCCTCGTAAAGATTTTGTTATCACAAACATATCAATATTATCTTTACTCATTTCACCTTTACTAATCTTTAACAAAGTATCTTTTAACCATTCTTTTGCCAATTCTACATTTTTTTGTTTCATTAGAATTTCTAAAATATTACCATAAACATATTTTACTATTGGAGCATTATCTCTACGTTTCATAACAATACCCATAGAAGTTCTTTTAGGATCAGTTAAATATTCCATTTCATGTTTATCACCAATATAACGTTTTTTACTAATAAGAATAAAGTTCTCAAATGTTTTCTCATACTCTAAATCTTGAGGACCTTTAAAGGGTGTTTCTTCTATTGGTAAATCTTTAATAAATTTACCTTTAAAATTAGGATTTAATAAATGCTCTGTTACATATAAACCTGCTTGCTTACCACATTCTATACAATGAGCGATTGCTTCGGGACCTGTTAAAAGTTTGCCATCTTTATTATACCTAGAAAACTTAATAAAGACTGAATCTGTATCACCATAAACAATTTTGGCACGATCTTCAAGTTTAACTAATGAAGTATCTGTACAGATATAATCAGTTTGTTTTCTTGCCCATTCAATTGTTCCATTTTCAGCATCATAAATTCTTTGACGACCAATAGCAGTAGTACATGCTGCTATCTTTTTAAAGAATACTGAACTAGTTTTTGCTCCTAATTGACCATAAACTGAATTTGCTGTTAATTTATATTGTAATTGTAAACATTCATAAACTTTTTTCTTATCGTCTGTTTCAGCAGTTTTAATTCTTTTTTTAGTTGCTTTTCTTTCATCAAGTAAAGTCTTTAGAATAGTTGGAATAATTCCATATTTAGGACCTTTTTCAGGATCATACTTATAAAATTGTGATTTATAATAACATGTAGTTTCAGTTTCTAATTTATGTTTATCCCATTGTTTATCATCTACTTTATAAAGTTCATCACCCGTATATTTTTCATTCTTAATAATATAATATTTTGTATCATCATCTTCTTCTTTTGATTTTTCAACTTTATCAATAATTGCTTCCTCACCTGTTGCTTTAATGATAATAGTATCATTCTTTTTAAATTTTTCAGTAAATTCATAATCTCCATATGTTGCTTTTGTATACCAATCAGGATGTTCTTTAAATTCTTCTTTAAAATGATTATATTTTTCTGGATTTTCTAAATAATCTTTTTCAGTACAAATAAATGTTTCATGAGAAAAGTTATTTTCTATGATAGAACTAGGATACAAAGAAGCATAGTCTACAACTGCAACTGGATCTTCTAAATACATTCCAGTTGTATTTCTTTGTTCAGGATCAAGAACAATAGCACCTTCAAATCCTTCTTTATTATTAGGATCATAAGATTGTAATGTTGGAATTCTAATATTGTTTTGAGAACACCATTTAGTAATTAAAGAATTAACTTTAACACCTTGACCTCTCAAAAAGATAAATGATTGAGGAACAGAACAAACATTCGCCATACCAATATTATTTGGAATAATGTCTAATGATACAACAAGATGAATAACAAGTTCACAATCCATAACACAATATTTAGCAATCATTGCTCTGCCTTCAGGACCATTGACTTTTAGTCCATTTTCTAAGGTATAATTCGTATTATTTTTATGACAGCAAAAGATATCTTTTGGTGAAATATCGTCTTTTGCTAAACACCATTCAATATATTCATAATCTTCAATTATAATAGGTTTTTCAGATTCAATAAATATTGTGTTATCTATTATCTTATTTATAATAAATTTCTTATCTTCATATTTATAAGTTCCCCATTTAGTATGAACATTTAATCCAATATAATCACCATTTTTAAGATATCCAGTATTTTTAGTTGATAATCTTGTTGTATAGATACCATTTATATTAAGAGTTATTTGAATCTTAACTTTACCTTTCATAAAATGACTTGAAACATTATCTAGTTTATAAGATTCTAAAGGATGACCTTTTTGAATTTCTTTTTGCATATCAAACAAGATTCTACCATCCATATGAATAAATTTAAGTACATTATCACCTAATCCTGAAGAACTTAATTCTTTATCTACAGAACGACATTCTTTATTGCGATATAATTTTTTATTATTTTCTAATATTCTTCCTATTTTATAGAATTTATTTTTAGGACATGATTCACAATGATCTACAAATTTTGTTTTTTTTCCATCGTATGTAGTAGGTTTACATCCTGATGGACATTTAAATAGAATATCTGCTCTTTCAATAATAAAGTTAAAATCAAAACCAAAGATATTATAACCTGTAATATAATCAGGATTATTTTTAATTAAACTTTCAGACCATTTTATCAATAATTCTTCTTCTGTTGAGCAACGAATTAAATCTATATTTTCAAGATTATTACATATTTCTTCTTCTTTAACATTATCTTTGAAGACTATAATTTCTCTATGAAATATTTTATCAACATAATCATAATATACATTACCGATCTGAATGATAGGATCACCAAGGACACTAATTTTTTTCCTTATCGGTATTTCAGCATTAGAATCTTCACGATATTTAAGATTATTTTCAAAAATTTTATAAAGTTCTTTTAAGATTTTATTTCTTGATTTATTGTCGGTTAATTGGTTTAAATCTTTAAACAATTCTGAAGATTCTAATGCTTCATTTAAATCATTTAAATTATCATATTTTTTATCAGTATATATTTTTGAGATAGAATATTTAATTTGATCACAAACATCATCATTGACATTAAATGCCCATGATATACACTTATTAATTATTGGTATAAGCATTGCTTTCATTGTATTACCGGGTACATTTTTGATATAATCATATATTTCATCAACAAGTTTTTTAAAGTCTTTTTTAGGATTAGGGAAGTCACCATGTGAACTATCGCATTCTATATCAAAAGATAATATTTTGAAATTAGAAATTTCATCATTTTCTACAGGAATAATATTTTTATAATAAATTTTATCATATTCTTTTAAACAATTAAATACTTTGTTTTTAACTGATTTATAATGTTTTTTATTAATATTAATCCAACCGCAGGAATTAATATTAGTTGTATGAATGAATTTTAATATTGGACTAACTTTTGATTCATATAGATTTGCTTCACAATCACAATTAGATTCTTTAAGATCTAACCATCTTTTTATAAATGAATTATTTTCGATATCATGATAATTATCTTTTAATTTGTGATAATATTTCTTAATTGCATTAATATATTTCATCATACTAAAATTAGATGTAAATTCAAGTTTATAAAACAAGAATGTTTCATTTTCATTAAACGAAAAGTTATAGAAAGATTTATTTTTAATAATATTATCGCTATATTTCATTTTACAGTAATAACTACAATTCGGATCTGTGTAATAATCTAATTTACTTTTTAATTTACCTTGGAATATTTTATCTTCATTATCAAGATCTTTAAATTCAGGTAATCTATGAACATCTTTTTCTAATTGATCTGTTAGTGCTTTTTTAATTAATGTTTTAAGACTTGTTAGATCATCATCTGGTACTCTAACATAAAATGAAGGATTAAATCCATTCACATGACAAATAACATTATCACCTTTATCATTTCTACAGTATAATGTAATGATATACTCAAAATTAACATCATCATCTCCGATATCTAATATTTGTAGATTTACCATATTATCTATTTATAATATTTTAACTTTAATATTCAAATTTATTAAATTTATATCTATCTTATATATATGAGATTTGATAAGGTAGATTTAATAAAAGGAGTTGCTGTTATATTTATGGTTATTTTTCATATCTTTTATTTTCCGAATCAATATGGTTTTAAAGAATTTAATTATGATACAAAAACTTTAACAACATTGGCAAAAATTGCACAAATAATATTCATAACAGGGGTAGGTGTAAACATGTATATATCATATAATTCAGATCAAGAAAAAATAAAAAAAGATAAAAAGAAAAAATCAGAATTTTTAAAAAAACAATTATACCGAATATTAAAATTAGTTTTAATAGCAATATTTATCAGTATATTTTCCTATTATATTTTTGGGAATATGTTTGTAAAATTTGGTATTCTTCATTTTATGGCATTTAGTTCATTATTACTTTTGCCATTAGTAGACTCACCAAAGTTATTAGTGGTAATAGTTTTAGTTACATTATTTATAAGATATTTAATTGGAAAAGATAAAAAAATATTTTATGGAGTTCCTCCAAAAATAGCATTTATAACAGGATTATATTCTAGTTATGGAGCAGTAGATCATTTTCCGATAATTCCATGGATAGTATTTATCTGTATCGGAATAATCTTAGGGAGAGTAATTACAAATAAAAAAAATCAAGATTTATTAGTGGATAAAAAAGAAGATAAAAATTTAATTACAAAAGGAGTTAAATGGTGTGGTAAAAATTCATTAGAAATTTATGTAGTTCATTGGATATTATTATTTATATTTTTTGCTTATATATATCCTAAAATAAGAATAACAAATAATTAAATTTTATCATTATTATTATCTTTTACAACATTTACTTTATCTTTAACATCATCAATTACTTCTTCAACATTATTTCTTGCAACATTTTGTAATATATCACTTGCTGTTGCCTTAGGATCTATAAATCCTGAAACAATATTTAAACCTGATTTAAGATCTAATCCTTTTTCAAGATCAAAATCTCTGAATGGAATAGGTGGTGGGGTAACATTTTTTTGAGGAATTATTCTTTTTTCACCAGATTGTTTAATTTCATCTTTTAGTTTTGCCATTTCTCCAGCGAAATCAAATGCTTTCTTTTTTGAATCTGCTTTACCATTAAATTCTTGTTCAATTTGTTTTCTTTTAATTCCTTCAATATTTTTACAGAAATTTTTATATGATTCCATATCGTGTTTTTTATAATCTTCATATTTTCCAGATAAACCGAAGAACTGCCAACCTTCAGTTTTAAGTTGTTCAACTGTTAATGAATAATTAAAATAATTTTTATCTAAAGAAAATAATTGTAAAAATCCATTTGAAATAGTTACCATTAATGATATAGTCCATGAAGACCAATAAGTTATTTGGTCGAAATTTTTAGGTAATTTTGTTGGATCCATTTGTCCTAATGAAAGGATTGCAGGTAAAAGAATACTACCTGTAGTGACAGTAAAACGGAAAACATTATAAAATCTTCTGGTAGAATTACGTTTTTGTTCATAAAATTTAACTTCATCTAAAAATCGTAACTTTAATAATTCTTTATTTGCTTCTTCCGGTAATTTAAGAGTATCAATTACTTTTTCAACTCTTTGAGAAAAATTAGGTAACAAGGGTTTTTTAGATTGACTCATTTATAATAATAAATATATTAATCAAATAAACATTCAGTAATTTCAAAAATATCTATTTCTTTTTTCTTTCGTGTTGTTTTCTTTTTTGTAAGTTCTTCTCCATCCATAAATAATTTAAAATTCATTTTTCTATAAAGTGTTTGTCTTTTACCTGCTTGGTTAGTGAATAATGAAAAGTCATCAATAATATCTACAATTAATGGATGATGAGTTCTATCACATTCTTTTTCCCTAAAGATTCTTCCAACACTTTGTTGAACGTCAGATTTAGGAGATCCTAAAATACAAGTATTTAATTTAGGAATATCCATACCTTCAGATGCCATAGAAAATGTTCCTAAGATAATATCTTTTTCTTGTGAAAGATGAAGTTGACTTGGTTTCATTCCACCGACATATTGTCCAACATTATTAGGAGCAATATTTTCATGAATATATTTTTCCATGATATTTAAATGTTCTCTTCGATCAGATAAAATTAATATTTTTCTGGATTCTTTATAATATTTATCTACAAGATCAAGTATTGTTTTTGTTCTAGGATAATATTCACAGATATTATTAATCATTCTTGGCATACAAGCATCACCTTTAAAAGTTTTTTCTTCTTTACAATAATTTTGATCTAAAGAATCATATTTAATTAATTGAACTTCAACATAATCTTCATTTTTATCTTTTGTCATATAAACAACAGGTCCTATATACCATTCAAACACTTTTCTTAATCCGTCTTTTCTATTAGGAGTTGCTGATAATCCTAACATATATTTAGAAGAAACTTTTTGCATTGATTTAGAGAAAACTTCAGCACCTAAATGATGACATTCATCAAATACAGCAAGACCAAATGAAGTAAATGTATCTTCGGGATATTCTTTCATAGATAAACTTTGAACCATAGAAAGAACTATATCTTTATTTTCAATATCAATAGTATTTTGCTGAATTTTACCAATTTTAGCATCAGGGAGAAATTGTTTAATTCTATCATACCATTGTGTCATTAGAAAATCTTTATGAACAATGACAATAGTTTTCTTTTTAAGCATAGAAATAATGTGTAATGCAAGAACAGTCTTACCGCCTCCACATTTTAGTGAAATAATACCACCACCAATTTCATTTGCAGATTTAAGATATATTTCTTCAATGGGATTTTGTTCAGGTCTAAGATCACCATTAAATTTAATATTAATATCGGATCCTTCATTCATTTTAATTTTTTGAGGCATACCATATCTTTCAATCCCATAAAACTTAGGAATATAAATAGAATTAGGAGATTCTAAATATACTTGAAATTTAGATTCAGCACATGTATTATTATAATCATTATAAACAAAAGGTTTAACTGATAGATCATCTTTTAATGTTTTTAATGATTTAGGAGTTAATGATTTCTTTTTAATTTTATATCCATTCTTAGATAGTACAGATTCCATTTTTGTAAGATATATAATATAATTATCAAATTTTTAAATAAAATTTTAATAATCATCATCATAATTATTAATTTTAGGTTTCTTCGATTTATTTTCTTTGTAAACTATTTTAACTTTTTCAACAATTTTTTCTCGTTTTGGGATATTCATTAATTCAATTAATTCTTTTTTTTGGTTTTCATTTAATGTATTATATTTTTTTAAGATTATTTTTAAGAATTCATAATAATTACCTGTATCATTTAATTGTTTTAGGATAAATTCTGCTTTACCTATGTAATATTCTTTAGGTTCATCATTATTCATGATAGAATCAGTGTATAGAGTTTCTTCATTTGAGTCAAACAGATCAAGTATTTCTTCCATAATATTATATTTAATATAATATAGTTTTATGTATTTTAAAATAATATTTGTTATAATGATAATAATGATTTCATTAACGAATATAATAGAAGGATATGATAATTGTGAAATTTTAAATTATCATAATTCTAAATTAAATAGTATAAAAGATTATCCAGCAAAAATGGATTTAGGATATAATCCAAATGATTATATTTATAAAACATTATTAATGGACTCAGATATTCCTGTTCCGGTGAATGCAAATTATTGGTTTCACAAATATTAAAATATTATAATAAATAAATGCTAAATAATTTTTTAGATATAAGAATATTATTAATTATGATAAGTTTAACATTATTTTATTTTTATATTACTGATACAGATAATATTGTTTTAGAGATAAATTAGTTATTATTTGAAATAAATTATTGTATACCAGAAATTTTTTTACCATAGAAGTGCCACAATACACCGCTAACGAATAAACCTAAATAAATTCCATTTGTTAATCCTAGTTGTTTAAATCTTTGTCCAAGATTAGCAAGGACTAATATAAGAGCAAAATAAAAAATCATGATCATATAGAATTTTTGATTTGATACAGGAATATTAAAGTTCATTTATTATTTATTAGAAAAAAATTATATATAATATTAAATATGAATTTAAAAGATATTTTAAGAATATTATTATCAATTATAATAGGGTTTTATATGGGAAAATTTTCATATGATTCATTTTCAGATAATATAATATTAGTACGTTTATAAAATAAAAAATAATTATTTCATAAAAAAAATGGGAGATTCTTCTGACATAGATGCTTTGATTAAAGACATGAATAATTCTAATTTAAGTAATGAAGAAAATTCTATGGTTAATTCTATTTTGAATGATTTGAATGTTGATGGTCAGCAATCTCAAACACAAGGTAAAACTTCTCAGCAACAAATGCCTCAAATCACGGATGAAGAAAAAGAAATGTTAATGAAACAACAAATGCAACAACAAAAAATTGCTCAGCAAAGAATGCAACAACAAATGATGCAGCAACAAATGATGCAGCAACAACAAATGCAGCAACAGCAACAGCAGCAACAGCAGCAACAGCAGCAACAGCAAAAACAATCAGAAAATAAAGAAGAATCAATGTTAGATAAAATAAAAAATACATTAATGGATTATAAAGAAGTAATTATAGTATTATTAATAAGTATTTTATTTAATATTGAAATAATATCTGAAAATATGAAAATGAAAAATGTTTCATTTATGTATGATTTAGAAACAGGAAAAGAAACATTTTTATCATTATTATTTAAAGGTTTAGTTATGGCAATAGTATTTTTAGTCTTAAAAATATTCATTAAATAAATCATTAAATAAAATCATTAAATAATTCAATATTATCTTCAATTTTTTTAAAACATTTATTGATAGTGACTTCAGAAATTTTACATATACCAGCAAGATCTTTTTTAGTTGTAATAAGATTATTAATTTTAATATAGAAATAAATACATCCAGATGCTATTGATTGAGGAGTATTATTTGCTATAATATTATTTTTCAAACAAATACTACATATTTTTTTAATTTCTGTAATATCTAAACTTAAATTATCACAAAATCTTTCAATAAAATCATTTGGATGAATTGAACGATTTTGAACTCTATTTTTATTTTTTTTATTAAGATTCAGAATTTCTTGAAAATTTTTACAACCTCTTGTGATAACTGTAATATTTAAATTAAATATTTCGGCAATTTCTTTTGTTGATCTAGGGACTTCACATTCTTTACATGAATAGTAAACGCATGCAGCAATAATTCCATCACGATTAGATCCTCGCGATATTTTAATTTCAGATATATTACTATACAATGATTTTGCTTCATTAATAATTTTTTGATTAATATTATGTTTTATACAATTATCATTAATGATATTAAATACTTTATATTTACTTCTTTCTTTATATGGCATTCCTTGAAAATTGTTATATCTTCTAATTTGATTCATGGATTTACTATTATTTTTAAAATTTATAGTTGAACCAACGGATGATTCTGGTAATAGGACATTGGTAGGCATTCCACATCTTGTCGGATCAGAACTTTTAGAATCACTTGATCCATAATATCTCCATTCCGCTCCATCAGAAATATTTGATACAATAGAATTACATTCTTTACATGTGGTTATACCATTATGAATTATAAAATTATTCATATCACTACAGCATGTAGTTTTTTCATCCCTTAAACTTATTTCATCTTGAACATTCAAATTATCAAAATATTTATCAAAATCCATAATTCACTATAAATTTTATAAATTATCTTTAAATAAAATCAAATTTATAATATTTATTTTAATTAAATGCCAACAGAAATTTTATCTGGATTATGGATAGGATCATTAAATGATGTTTATAATTCAGAATTTTATAATGATAATAATATCAATATTGCAATTAATTGTACATGCGACCAAGGATTTTTGAATAAAGATAATATTAATAAGATTAGAATACCTTTATCAAATACAAATAATAGTATATATGAATTAACTGGAAAAATAGATAAAATATTAAATTTTATTCATAAATCATTAGAAGAAAAAAATATTTTTATTTATTGTTATAATGGAATTACAGTATCACCATTAATAGTTGGATTATACATGATAAAATATGGTAATATATCAAAAGATATTATAAGGGAAATTTTAAGATCAAAAAATCCTAATATCTGTTTGGATTGTGATTTAGGAATGTTTTGATAACACATTATAAAAAATTTCAGAAACTATTCTTTCAGATAATTTAAGAATTTCTTTTTCTTCAATAATTTTATCTTTTTTTTCTTTTATCTCAAATAATTTTCCTTCAATTAATTTAAATATAATAGATAACATGTCTTCATCAATATTATATTTTTTGTATTTTTTTTGTAATAATAATTGTATATCTTCATTAATATTTTCATAAACATAAGTTTTTTTCTTTTTCATAGGATTTGCAATTAAATATAGGAATTCGTCTTGATCATTCATAATGTAAATATATTAAGATATAATATAAAATCTTTTCTTTTTAAACTATTAATATTAATATAAATTTCTTTTGATAAACTTGATTTATTCATTACATTTTTAATATGAATAATATTATCATCAAGGATTTTTTTATAATTTTTAAATTTATTATCAAAAAAATCATCTATTAATCTTATTTTATTTAATATATTTTCATCATTTACTTTTATTTTTAGATAATTATCAATAATATCATATGTGAAATCTTTTAAAAGTAAAGGAATACCAAGCAATTGTAATGAATAAAAATTATATAAAATTTTATCATTATTTTTTATCCTAATATTATTCAGATTTAATTCATTATTTTTTATGATGATATTCATAATATCTCTTAGTTTTAAAAATACTTATTTAAACTAATAATATTTAAACTATAAAACATATAATGAATTATGAGTATTTGCGATCTTCACAATTATAAAGATGCTTATAAAATCTATAAAATATTATTACATAAAAATCATTCTAATTTAATCATTTATGGAAAATTAGAAAAAAAAGTTTTTATAAAAACAATTCTTGATGAATATTTTCAAAATAAAGAAACTATAAATATTTATGATGAAGAAATTTATTATGAATATAATAGTTATTATTATTATTTTAATATAAAAAAGATTAAGTTAGATACTAAAGATAGTTTCATTAAAACCATTAAAAAGATTTCTAAATCATATAATTATTTTACTGATAAAAATAATTATATAATTCTTGATAATTATGATAAAATTAATCCTATAATTGAAAATAAACTCAAAGTAATCATAGAAAAGACATTATCAACAACAAAATTTATTATTCTTACTAGAATGTTTGATAAAGTTTTACAAGCAAATCAGAGTAGATGTATTTGTATTAGAATATCATTATTATCTTCTATAGATAAAGAAATTTATATAAAAAATTATCTTAAAATAAATAATATTCAAAAAGAAGATAGGATTATAAAAGAATTAATAAATTCATACTCAGATATAAATGATATTATTAAGAAAATAGATGGTTATAATGATCCTATGAAAATATTTTTACAAAAAATAGTTAGTTTTATGGATAATAAATTAAATAAAAATTTAGTTATTCTTAAAGAATTATCTTATAATATTAAAAATTCTGTAGTAGATGTAAATGAATTATTAAAACAAATAATTAATTATTATATTTGTCAAAATATTTCATCAGATAAGAAAAGTAAAATTATAAAAAAAAGCACAGAAACTAATTATTTAATGATAAATTGTTATAAAGATATAATATATTTAGAATATTATTTGTTAGATATATACAATATACTAAATGATTGATTATTATGAAATATTAGGTATAAATGAAACTGCAACTAAAGATTGTATTAAACTAAGTTTTAGAAAATTATCATTACAATATCACCCTGATAAGAATAAAGATAATAATTCTAAAGATAAATTTATATTAATTCGTGAAGCATATGAAATCTTAATAGACGATAATAGAAGAAAAATTTATGATTATCAAAGGAGGTTTTCTTTTTTAAAACATTTTGATTTAAATGAATATGAAATTAATTATTTAAATTCATTATATGAAAAAATAAATAATTCTTATGAAATACGATTTTGCAAAATATTATTCAATACAATGCCAGGTGATATGAAAGAAACATTTAATGAATTAAAGAAAAAATTCTTTCCAAATAATAATCCAAATAATAATTCAAATGATAATTCACAAAATAATTTAAATAAGGAAATAATTATTCCTCCAAAATACATAGATATTATAGATCTTAAAGAAGATTATACTTTAAATCTAAATATAGATATTTCTGATGTTTATAATATAATTCTTAAAAGAATAATTATTCATACAAAAGATTATATTTGTTATTTATTTTTAAGAACCTTTGATGATATAATAATAATAAATGGTAAATATAGTTTTAAATTAAAATTTCATGTAAAATCAGATAAATTCATAAAACGTAATAATGATTTAGTTTTTATTAAGAATATTAATATTTATCAATTATTATTTCAGAAAAAATATGATATAATTTTACCTGATAATTCTAATTTAACATTTACAAAAAATGATAAAAATATTTACCTTTTTAAGAATAAAGGTTTACTAAATTCTTATGATTATAAATCAAGAGGAAATATGTATGTTATATTTAATTTAGATTATTCTAAAGATTATTCTGAGTATGAGACTGAAATTAAAGAAATATTTAACTGAAATTATTATATTATATATTATATTAAATGCCAAGAATTTTTATTGATATTAATGATGCACGATTGAGAGAATATTGTAGATTAACGGGAAATAATCAAAAAGATGATTTTATTATGAGTATTTTAAGAAATAATTTTGATGTACCTTGTCGAGATATGACCCATCAAGTTCGAGCAAGTGCACTCCCACAACAAGTGACTCAAGAAAGGTCAAGAAGAAATTATAGTACTGAAAATGCTACGAGATTAAGATCATTATTAAAAGAATACTCAGGGACAGAATCTGTTAAAATTGAAGAATATATAAGAAACTATACAAGATTAGATTATGAAACAATAATTTCTTTACTTGAAACAGGTATGCCTTTACATGAACTTATTGATGGTGTTAATAGTAAAGCAGAAATGTTAAGATTATTAAGTAGTAAAACTGGAAGTAAGAAAAAGAAAAAGAAAAAATCTAGGCGTAAAAGATCCAAGAGAAGAAAAACTAGATAATCTTAATTTATTATTGTTAAATATACTTAAAAAGATATTATTATTAATATAAAAAGTAAAGGTCGCGTATATAATTGAAAAAAAAAAAATAATAATAAGAAAAATGGCAAAAGTAAAAAACTCCGCTCCCAAAGGTGCTAAAAAAACCTCCACTAAGAAAGTAATTGACACTCCGGTAGTTGACACTCCGGTAGTTGACACTCCGGTAGTTGACACTCCGGTAGTTGACACTCCGGTAGTTGACACTCCGGATGTAGAAGGATATGATGCTGAATTTACAGCAATCTCGGAACAACTCAAGGTTGCCCTCACTCTTGTTAAAGATTTGACAGTTAAGTTTAATGCTCTTGAGAAGAGGGTTAGTCGTGATCGTAAAGTCATGGACAAAAAAATGAAAGGTCGTGTAAAGAGAGTAAAGGATCCTAATGCACCACCAAGTGGTTTTGCTAAACCAGGTCCAATTTCAGAAGAACTCCGTAAGTTTTTGGGTCTTGGTAAGGAAGATCTTATCTCTCGCACTCAGGTCACCAGAAAATTCACTGAATATTGTAAGGCACACAATCTTCAGAGTGATTCTGATAAACGTGTAATTAATCCTGACAAAACTGTCATTAAACTTCTTCGTCTTACCAAGGATAATGAACCACTAACTTTTTTCAATCTTCAGAAATACATGAAAGTTCATTATCCTAACAAGGAGGGTGTTTACACTAACTAAATAGATCTATTTCTATACAACTCATTCTCATGGTAAGGTATCTATAACTATTTTTATCAATATTATAAAATAATTTATCATTTTTTTTACACTCATCTAAACCATCTAAAAATTTTTGAAATCTTTTTTTAATTCTAATATATTCAATGTTATTTTCTTTATTTCTACAATGATTTAAGAAATCTCTTAAATTATTAAAAATTTCACATTTAATTATATAATAAGGTAAAATATTTGTGTGTTTATTAAGATCTATATATTTTTCATTTAATGATTTAATATAAAAGATTTTAGATGCCTGATAATGACTAAAAAATATTTCATATTCTACAAATTTTGTAAATGAAGTAAGATTACCATTGATAATCCTATTTGTCAAATAAATATTTATTAACTCTGCCCATGTTTCTGTATATGCTTCACCAATATTCATTGATTCAGAAGTAACTTTATATTTTTTCTTATAATCTTCTTTTAATAAATAATTTATGTCAAATTCATCATATCTTAATAGATGAATACATTCATGAATTGTAACCTTTAATATTTCTTCTTTTCTCCAAATATTTATTGTATTACCATTGCAACTACCTGAATTTACTTCTTTTTCGGAAAATTCGTGTATAGTATAATCTTTTTCACAATCCATTATTTTTTTTTGTTCTGATAAATAATAATTAATAGTACAATCAGTTACAGAATGTGTTGATACATTAAATATAAATGCTATAGAACGAAAAATTTTTTCTTTAAATTTACTTAAATCTTCATTTTTATAAAAAATATTTATTGTAATTCTTGATTTATTTGTTTCTAAAACTATAGTTTCTTTTGCTTCCATTATCCTGACTTCTTCTAAAATATTATCCGTAATAAATGGAGAATCTACTTTTAAAGAAGAATATTCATTAATATGTGATTTTGAATTACTTATTACTCTATAATCAGTATTAATTGACTTAAAGAAATTAAATAATTCTTTATATTCTTTATGAATTTTAATTGTATTTTTAGATTGTTTCTTTGACCTTTTTTTTGATCTTGATTTTTTTTTAGATTTTTTATTAGGATAAATCATACTATCTACATATTTCATTAATATTTTAGAATTTTTAGTGAACATGATATATAAAAAACAATTATAAAAAATAAGATTAATTTATTAAAGATTAATTCATCCAGTAATTAACCAAGGATAAGAATCATAACATCCATTTGATACATGACCTAACCCCATCAAAAAATACATAAATCCTAATGTTTTATCACCAGGTGTTATTGCATTTTTGAATTTAGAAACATCATTAATAATTATTTGTTGAAGTTCTCTTCTACTTAGTATTCTATCAATATGATTTAATGATACATTAAAAATAGCACCATCAGGTGGAACCATATTATTTTTTATTTCAGGTGATAACTGTGCTCTATAATTCCAAATATCTTCAAGAATACGATA